AGAAGCGGCTCCGTAAAGAGCGATCCCAGCATTGGTAACAGTTTCTGAAAGAGTTCCGTAAGCTGTACCGCCTCCGTTAAGAAGTACGATAGATCCAGCATCGCCAGAATCGATTGAGCGATCAGAGAAGCCCATGCGGACTTCGCCAGTTGCCTTAGTTGCAACAGCGACAGTTCCATCAGTTCCGATCTTAGTTAAAAGATAAGCTCCGATAGTTTCTGTCGCCGTGAAAGTCTTTTTCACGTTAGATATAGTTGTAGCAGACATATTGTTTTTTAATTAGGAGTTAAATAGCTCTGGCTTCGTTTTGCTAAGTCGAAGCGTAGCTGTAAATTCTGAGATGTTGTTTTCTTTCGCGAACTCAGAGATGATCTTGTCGCGGTGAACTTTGCTCGGCTTGTAGACTTCGGAGTCAGTAGCCGCGGAGAGAGGCTCGGAACCTTCGATGAGTTTTTCGAGAGTCTCGATCTTTGCTTCTTTCTTGGAAGCCTCGACCTCGATCATCTCTTTCTCTTCTTCGTGTTCTTTAAGCTCCTCTTCTTTGGAAGTCATCTCCTCATCCTTTGCGGCGAGTTCTTCTTCCTTCTCTTGGAGCTTCGATGTAAGAGATTCGATTTGCTCAAGAGCGGCATCGAGCTTCTCTTGTAGTTCCTTCATCTCTTCTTCGTGACCACCGAGTTTCTCATTGAGTCCCTCGGCAGTAGCTTCGATATCAGCCTTGTCTAAAGCAAGCTGAGTGTTCTGCTCTTGAAGCTCGGACAATGCCGTTTCAAGAGACTCATTCTTTTCGGATAGTTCAAGTTTAGTCATCTTGTAAGTAGGTTTGCTGTCAATATTAGAAAATAATCCTCGCTGATTTGCCGCAGGATTATCTACAAAGTCTGCGCTCGATACCTCCTCGACGCGAATAGATGGGAACTCGAATAGAGCGTCTTCTGGTTTCTCATTAGTTTCGACGTCGCCCGCATCGGTAGCCCAGGCGGAGGTAGCAGAGAAGACGATAGAAAGCCCGAATCGCTCTGGCATTTTTTCGGCTAGTTCAAATAAGCGATTGTATTTTCTCGCGTCGTCTTCTCGGAAAGATTCGAAAGCCTGGAAGTCGCCGAGGACTCTCCCGTCTTCAAGTCGAAAGTTGTCGAACATGCCAATCTCGCGAGTCAAGCGATCGTCGAATAAAGCTCCTCGGTGAGTAATGTAAGCAGGAAGGCGAACGTCTTCGAGTTCTGCGATGATAGTATCAAGCGATCTATCGTCGACGAAAAGCCCGTGTCCTAAAGCTGGACCGACCGAGATAAGAGAGACGCCGCTCATCGTGCCGTTCTCTTTGTCAATTTTGGATTGCTCTATGCTGGCAATGCCGAAAGCGAATTGTTTATTCATTTTACTATTCTTTTTCTTGTCAATTTGTTTTAATTTATTGATCGCCCACTCGACACCAGAAGTACCGCCCCAGGCGTCCCACATTAAGCCTCCGCAACCTTCGTCATAGGGCACGTCTTTGTTTTTTTGGTGACGTTTAAAAGAAGCCATCCGAGCGATTGTATCGCGACTGATTTTCTCGCGCTTGGCGAGTTGATTAGCTCGCGCCCAGCCGACAAGCGTACCGCATTTGTTGTCTGGATTCTCGGACTTATATTTCAAAGCTCTCTTTGCGTTATTCGTCGCGCTCTCTGGGTAGTCATTATAGGTCTCTTGAAACTCTTCTTTGAGAGCCTTCCAGGCGGCGCACCAGTATTGAGGTCGAATAGGAGCTTCCCACTTCGTACAATAGAATCGGTGATCTTTGTGATCCTCTTTGTAAAATTTGCAATTGATACAGGCTTGCCCAGCAGTCTCTCCTCCGCTTCGACTCTTGCGATACTTCGGAGGAAGTGCAGACGGGATAGGCTCTCCGTCTTGATATCTACGATGACTATCAGCCGCTTTCTTTTCCTCTGGAGCCATAGGATGTTCCTTCGGTAGCAGATCCGTATCATGCTTGCCGCTCTTATACTTGAGATTGCGAAGAGCGAAAAGAAAAGAATTTACTCGACCTTGCGCCCATTGCTCTGGAGATCCGACGCTCGGTCGAACGCTCGAAGGATTGGTGCGATAAGCTCCGACTCCTCGGTTATAAACGATCTTGAGCTTTCTTAGAGTCGTCTGCTTGCGCTTGTCGTCGCCCACTTTCTCTCTATGGACTTCGAGCTTCTTCTCAAGCGACTTCTCGACTCTCTTGCTTACATCGTCGCTATTTGTTTCGGCGAAAGTTTTGTCGTCCCATACGGGCTGACAAATCGCTCTTTTGTCGTCCCATAGGGACTGACAAATCGCTCTACGCTGTGAAGCGTCGGGAAACTCTTTGCTACTTTCGACATCAGTCATGCAACGATCGATGAAGTCTTGCTCTTGCTCTTGATTCTTTGGCTCTGGTAGAGGCATATTTTTAGTCAGTAATGACCTCCGAATAATTCGCGCTCATAGAAGTCGGGAATGGATTGATGAGTTCCTGCCAGTCGATTTCGGCATCAGCCGCGATCTCTTTAGCTCGCTTTATGTTTTGAGCTTTGCGAATTAAGACGTCTTCGGCAGTATAGCCGAAAGGAGCCGTGATGTCGTCGAGCGACATCGCGCCCGCTCTAAAGTATTCCATATCGGCTTTGACTTGAGCCGCGCGATTGATCCATCGAAATGCTGGGCGTTGCCATCGAACTGCGAAAGGATTCGGAGCGTCCGACATGTCGATCTCGCCAGCCGCAATCTTCTGAGATAACCATCTCTTGTAAAGTCGAGTCATAACTCGGATCAGATCCGATTGATAACTCTCAACAGTTTGCTGATATTGCAATACGACGCCTTGAGAAGCCGAGAATGAGCTTCCGCCGATCTCCATGAGTAAGAACTCAAGCGGGATGCCTACCGCGCTTCCTACCTTGCGTAGCAGGTAAGAGACCCATTGTATCCCGTCGACGTTCGGTCTGCCATTTGCTCCGATGACCGAGATGTCTTCTCCAGGCTCAAGATAGTGGAATCGACCTGGCTGGAACTCCTCAAGATTTCCGATAGAGTCTTGATCTTCCGCATCTAATCGATTCTGCAATTCAAATTCGTAACTGTTCTCGCGCTTGACCGCGACCGCAAGCGATGCGCTAACCTTAGCCGCCATCATCTCGACGCGATCGTATTCGTCGCAGTCTTGCAACGTATTGAGTATCGGAGCAAGCTCTGGGATGCCTCGATACTGATTCGGGCGCATGCGCCTTAAGAATGGTATAAAGTCGCGAGCAGGGATCTCTCGATAGTCTGTAAGATTTCCATTTACTCGATTGCCTATGATGTAAGAAATCGGGCGACCGATATTATCTATCTCGACTCCGTTCTGAAAAGAAGAAGCCTCGCTCCCAGTACTTTGACCGCTGGGATTTCCGATTCGACTCCCGTCGATAAACTGGACTTTACCTTTGCTTACGACAAGCCCGCAGTCTCCGTAATAGAGCAGAGCGTCGATCATCTGTTGCTGAAGCTCGCGCATATCAAGCATGCCTGTTACTTCTGGCGATTCAGAGAACTCGGACCAGGCGTCTTGAATAACCATATCGGTCTCATCGTCGCCCGTCGAAGGTTGCGGGATAATGCCGCGCCCGACTATATCGGCTTTTCTTAGCCGCGAGAGAGATGCGACGACTGGATTATTCCGTCTGAACTCTAAGCAAGCAGAGACAAGTCGATCGCGATCGTAGCCTTGAAGCTCTATCTCTTCGCTTCTTATTGCCTGATTTCCGCGATTCGCGCGATACCTTGTATTCTTTACAGCATCGTAGCCTCGAAAGGCTTTCAAGAATTGCTTAGCCGCGAAGCTAATCCGAGAGGTAGGTTTCTTTTTTTTAGCCATCAAAGTTTCTCAGCGTTATTCTATTGCGCCCTCGACCTCCGAGCGTCCTGTCTTTTAGAGCGATGAGCTTGTCAAGTTTCTCGACTTGAGAGATGAGATTGCCTACGTCCGCAAGCGAGAAAGTCTGATCGCCTATGCTGTAAGATGTTATGCCGTCCTCTGCGAGTTTATTGATCGCAGTAAGTAGCTTGTCGCGAATCGCTACAAGTTGAGCCGTAGAAGTTGTCGATGCCATCAATAATCGACGACTGTCAATATAAACGAAAAAGCCCCGCTCGGAACTCAAAACCAAGCGGGGCTAACCCATAATACTCTATCATGAATCAAGAGACAATCTTAGGTCTCTTGAAAAAAGCGAATTTTAAATCGTCTCTGGAAGCTGATATTGTAGCCTTCATGGATATTGTCAATCCCTCGACTTCATTCTCGATGTTGTCGTCGAGAAATTTTTGAGGAGCAGATCCCCAGCAACGTCTTCCGTCTTCGAGTTCGATGAGTAGCTTGAAAGAGCTACCGAAACTTGTGTCTTTCCATTTACCAGAGACGATCTTGCCAGAGATATCTTGACGACCATCTTGCCAATCTGGAGCGTCCGCGCGAGCCGCTTTGTCAGCGTTGCGCTTCTCGATTGTCTTCTTGAGAGCGGCGATTGTCTTGTCGCTCTTGACGATCCAGGAGCGAGCGATGTTCTCGCGACTTTCGTCGAAGATCTCATCGTGGTCGCAAGCAAGCAAAACTTGACCGACCTTATTGATGAACTCGCTAGCGCGACCCTCTAATCCTTTGATTAACTCCGAGCGAAGCTCCTCGCGGATCTGCTCTATCTCATCGAGTTGCGCTGAGAAGCTCTCCAGAAG